GTCAACGCTCAGCGCGGCTGGCTACGCCCGTGAGCGGCTCGGTGAGGGCGACTATCCGTCCGACGAGGCGGATACGTGGCAGGTCATCGGCGAGGACGCGTGGCGCGCGCTGGCGGCTGCCGAGTCGCAGCCCTCGGATCCGGTGGCGTTCGCCATCGACATGACGCCCGAGCGCTCACATGCGGCCATCGCGGTGGCCGGGGCCTGGCGGGGCGGAACGCACGTCGAGGTGGTCGACCACCGGCCCGGTACGGGCTGGATCCTGGACCGCGCCGAGGAGCTGCACAAGAAGTGGAAGCCGCGGTGCTGGGTCGTCGACGCGGGCGGACCTGCCGGATCGCTGATCGAGGATCTCGCGGACCGGCTCGGTGTGGAGATCGTCTCCCCGAAAGCCCGTGAAGTCGCCGCGGCGTGCGGGCAGTTCTACGACGCAGTGACCGAACAGACCCTGTCCCACCTCGACCAGGCGCCGCTGTCGGCAGCCCTGGCGGGCGCGCAGCAGCGCCCGCTGGGAGACGCGTGGGCGTGGGCCCGGCGGGTCGTGAGCGTGGACATCAGCCCGCTGGTCGCGGCGACGCTGGCCAAGTGGGGGCTGGGCGCCCCGGTCGAAGAGTCCGGCGACATCTTGAGCAACGTGTGGTGAGAAGGGTGACGGCATGAGCTGGTGGTGGCCCTTCCGCCGCAGGGAGCAGACGCGGGCGATCGCATATCAGGACGTGTGGGGCTCTGGCGGGGACCCCACGGTGCTGCGGGGCGGCAGTCAGGAGCGGGCGCTGCGCCTCGGGCCCGTGTACGCGGCGACACGGCTGCTCGCGGACTCCGTGGCGTCCCTGCCCCTGAAGAGCTACCGGGCGGACGGAGACGACCGCCTGCGTGTCCCCGTGCCCCCGCTGTTCCGTCGCCCGGCCGCGGTCGGCACGCGCTACGACTGGCTGCACCGGTGCATGACCTCGCTGACGCTGCGCGGCAACGCCTACGGGCTGATCGTCGCTACGGGGCCGGACGGCTGGCCCAGCCAGATCGAGTGGCTGCACCCGGAAGACGTGAGCATCGAGGACAACCTCGCCGCCGTCCCGGTGTGGTTTTACAAGGGCCGCCGCCTCGAGGACGGGGAAATGTTCCACATCCCCGCGTACACGGTGCCCGGCCAGATCCTGGGGCTGTCGCCAATCGCGTACTTCGCGACGACGACGGAGGCCGGGCTGCTGGCCAACCAGTTCGGCCGGGACTGGTTCGCCAATGGCTCCACTCCCAGCGCCGTCCTGGAGACGGACATGGTGGTCGACCGGGACGCAGCCCTGATCCTGAAGGCCCGGTTCAAGGAGGCCGCCCAGGGGCGCGACGTGGTCGCCCTCGGCAACGGCGTGAAGTACAGGGCCATCTCGGTACCGGCCAACGAGTCGCAGTTCCTGGAGACCATCAAGGCGACGGCGAATCAGATCGCCGCGATCTACGGGGTGCCGCCGGAGAAAGTCGGCGGTGAGACCGGCGGATCGCTGACCTACGCCACGGTTGAGCAGAACAGCATCGACCTGCTCACGTGGACGCTGCGCCCGTGGCTGGCGCGCCTGGAAGAGGCGTTCTCGCTGCTGCGGCCGCCTACGGAAGAGGCGCGGTTCAACGTCGACGCGATGCTGCGTACCGACACCCTGACCCGCTACGAGACACACCGGATCGCTCGGGCGATCGGCCTGAACAACGTGGACGAACTGCGGCGCGTGGAAGACGAAGGACCGCTGCCCGGCGGCGCTGGGCAGGACTACACGCCACTGATCAAGGTGGCTCTGGACGGAAGCGGGATGAAGTGAACGGCGACAGTGAGCGTCGGTTCACGCGCGGCCTCGTGGAGGTCCGGGCGGCCGGCGACAGCAGGACGATCGGCGGGTACGCGGCGAAGTTCAACACGCTGTCGCGCAACCTGGGCGGCTTCGTGGAGCGCATCGACCCGGGATTCTTCGCGAAGTCCGAGGGCGATGGCTGGCCGCGCGTGATGGCCCGCTACAACCACGACAACATGGCGCTGCTGGGTACGTCCCGGGCGGGCACGTTGCGGCTGCAGACGGACGGCACCGGCCTGGACTACAGCGTCGACGTGCCGCAGGCCCGCGGCGACGTCTACGAGTTGGTGCAGCGCGGCGACATCAGCGAGTCGTCGTTCGCGTTCTACACGTTCGAGGACGACTGGGCGATGACGGAGGACGGTTTCCCGGTGCGGACGCTGCTGTCCGGCCAGCTGGTCGATGTGGCGCCGGTGAATGACCCGGCGTACCTGGACACGTCCACGGGCCTGCGCTCGCTCGCCGAGAAGGCCGGCGCCGACCTTGCCGAGGTCCGGGCGGCGGCCGAGGGTGGCGACCTGAAGCGGTTCCTCGGGGCTCCGGCCCCCACGATCATTCCGGCTGGCGGGCAGGGCGAACCCCACCCGCTGATGTCGGTACGGCAGCGGCGCGCCGAGCTCATGAGGCGCCGCACCTTCTGAGGCAGGGCGAACCCCACCTCGACACACCACCCATCAGGCACCCTGGCCAACTCGCTGCGGGTGCCTTCGTCATGCCCAGGAGGGCAGATGTCCGAGTTCATCAAGAGGCTGCAGGAGCGCCGCCTGAACGTGTGGGAGCAGACGAAGGAGCTGCTCGACACGGCTGAGGGCGAGAAGCGTGACCTGAGCGCCGAGGAAGAGACCAAGTACCAGGCCCTGAACGCGGACCTCGACAAGATCGACGCCCGCGTGAAGGATCTGCGGGAGGCGGAGCAGCGCACGAAGGACGCCGAGGCGGCGTTCTCCGACCTGCTGGGCAAGCCCGCCGACGAGCGCAAGAAGGTGCAGGACACCAGCGCCGAACTGCGCCAGTGGCTGACTGGTGAGGGCGGGAAGCGCGCGTTCGAGGTCCGCCCCGACGCGACGACCCCGCACGACTTCCGCACCCTGTCGAAGCTGACCGCCGCGGCGGGCGCGAACACCGTGCCGATCAGCTTCTACAACCGGCTCATCGAGCACATGATCGAGGTGTCGGGTGTCCTGATGGCCAACCCGACGCTGCTGCGTACCGCGTCGGGCGAGCAGATCCAGATCCCGAAGACGACGGCGCACTCGACGCCGTCCGGTGCCCCGATCGCGGAGGCCGCGGCGCTGGCGTCCGGTGACCCGACGTTCGGTCAGGTGCCGCTGGATGCGTACAAGTACGGGATCCTTCTGCAGGTTTCGCACGAGCTGCTCAACGACACGGGCGTCGACCTTGCGGGCTACCTCGCGCGGCAGGCCGGCCGGGCGATCGGTAACTGGTTCGGCACGCACCTCGTGACCGGTACCGGCACGAGCCAGCCGAACGGTGTGGTCACCGCGGCGACCGTCGGCGTGACCGGTGGCGCGGGCGTGGTCGGTGCGTTCACTGCGGACAACCTGATCGACCTGTTCTACTCGGTCATTGCGCCGTACCGGAACAGCTCGTCGTGTGCGTGGATGATGAAGGATTCCAGCGTCGCCGGACTGCGGAAGATCAAGGACTCGACCAACCAGTACATCTGGCAGCCGGGCCTTACCGCAGACGCCCCGGACACGGTCCTCGGCAAGCGGCTGTACACCGACCCGAACGTGGCCGCGACTGCCCTGTCCGCGAAGTCGGTCGTCTTCGGCGACTTCTCCACGTACTTCGTGCGGATGGTCGAGACGCTGCGCTTCGAGCGCTCCGACGACTACGCGTTCAACACCGACCTCGTCTCCTACCGCGCGGTCCTGCGCGGCGACGGCGACCAGGTCGACACGAGCGGCGCCATCAAGGTCTTCCAGGGCAACGCCGCCTGATCCGGCCTGACAACCGAGGCAGGGCCCAACCAGGGCCCTGCCTCTGCTTCGAGGAGGAGCAATGCGAGTACGGATGAAGATCGCCATCTCCGGCTCCCGCAACGGCGCGGACTGGCCCCCGGCAGGCGGAGAGATCGACCTGCCCGACGAGGAGGCCGAGCACCTGGTGACCATCGGCCTGGCCACCGCGGACGGCGAAGAGCCCGGCGAGGGCGAGGCGCCGGAGGAGACCGCGACCGCCCCGGGCGAGCCGGAGAAGGCCGCCGGCCGCCGCAAGCCCGCGGCCAAGCCAGCCGCCGAGAAGTAACCGGAGTCCCCCATGGCGCTGCTCACGCTGGCCGAGGCGAAGGCCCAGCTGGACATCGAGAGCACCGGGCACGACACCGAGCTGCAGGTCTACATCGACGCGCTGACTGCGGCGATTGAGCGGCACGTGGGGCCAGTGGAGAACCGCACCGTGACGGAGACGACCACCACGGGCGGTGCCACGCTGTGCCTGTCGCACATCCCCGTGGTGGCCCTGACGTCGCTCGTGCCGATCCTCACCAACGGCAAGGCGGTGCAGGCATCCGACGTTGCGGTCGACGCGGCAACAGGCATCCTGAGGCGCAAGGACGGCACCTGGTTCTGCGGCGGCCCGTGGACAGCGACATACACGGCCGGGCGCGGCGAGGTGCCGCCGACCATCAAGCTTGCCGCGCTGATTCTGCTTCAGCACCTGTGGCGCACCCAGTACGGCGCGTCGCGGGGACTGTCTGGGATCGGTGGGGGCGACGACTTCAACGTCACCGAGCCTGCTCCTGGCTGGGGTTACGCGATCCCGAACCGCGTGCTGCAGCTGCTGGAGCCGTACAAGGTTCCGCCGGGGGTGGCCTGATGCAGACTTCCCGCGTCCCTGCGGCGGTCGACGCTCTGCTGGCGATCCTGCGGGCCTCGCCAGCCTTGGCGGACGTCCGCATCATCGATGGCCCGGAGCCGGTGAACCTCACCGAGCGAGACATGATCTTCGTAGGGTGGCAGAACGGTGAGGCAGCGGTCGCGCTGACGCAGGACTTCAACGCGGCGGGCGCCCGCACCCGTGACGAGGCGTTCGAGATCGCCTGCTACGCCGAATCGCGGGCGGGCGACAAGGACATGGCGCTGCGCCGCACGAAGGTGTTCGACCTGGTCGGCGCCGTCGAGGAAGCGCTGCGCGCGACCGATGCCGCGCCGACCGCGCCGACGCTGAACGGCACCGTGCTGTGGGCGCACCTGACCACCGGCAATCTCCAGCAGGCGCAGAACGAGGGCTCGATCGCGGGCCTCGCGTTCACGGTGACCTGCCAGGCCCGTATCTGATCCACCCCACCCAAGAAGGAGTACTGCCATGGCGCGTGTGCGCTACGTGGGCTCGGAGCCTGTCACCGTGCCTGAGCTCGGGGACCGGCTCGTCGAGCCGGACACCGTCGTCGAGGTCCCGGACGAGCGGTTCGAGGGCTACGTCTGCCAGCCCAGCAACTGGGAGTCCGTCGAGGAGCCCGGCCTCCGCGCCGCGGCCGAGACGAAGAGGGCGGCGCGTGCCGCGAAGGGAGCTGATCTCTGATGGGCATCGGTTCGGGCCTTGGAGCCCAGCTCGGCGTCAGTGCCGAGAGCACCTACGGCACGTTCGTCGCGCCGGCCAAGTTCGTTGAGTTCACCAAGGAAAGCCTCCAGCTCAAGAAGACGACTGCCCAGTCCGCGGGGATCGCGGCGGGTCGCCTGCTGGCGCTGTCGTCGCGGCGTGTGCTGACCCGCCAGGAGGTGCAGGGGTCCATCGATCTGGAGATCGTCAACAAGTCCATGGGCGTACTGCTGCAGGCACTCATGGGGACGACCGTCACGCCGACGCAGCAGGCCGCGACGGCCGCCTACCTGCAGACGCACACCCTGGCGGACACTGCGGGCAAGAGCCTCACGATCCAGAAGGGCGTGCCGCTGACGACCGGCACCGTCACGGACAAGACGTTTCTGGGCTGCAAGGTCACCAGTGCGGAGTTCGCTTGCGAGGTGGGCGGCATGCTCACCGGGACGTTCGACTTCGACGGCAAGACCTGCGACGAGGCGCAGACGCTCGGGGTCGCGAGCTACCCGAACATGAGCCCGTTCCACTTCGGCCAGATGGCCGTGAAGACCGGAACCTACGGCACGGAGGCCGCACGCGACGGCGTCCGCAAGGTCAGCGTGAAGATCGAGCGGCCGCAGGCCACCGAGCGCTTCTACGCGGGCCAGGCCGGGCTGAAGAAGGAGCCCATCTCCAACGACCAGGTGAAGATCACCGGGACCCTGGAGACGGACTACATCGACACCATCCTCGACGACCTGCACACCAGCGACGCGGCGACCAGCCTGGTGTGGGAGTTCGTGGGCCCGCTCATCGCGTCCACCTACTTCGAGACGTTCCGGATCACCCTGCCCGCAGTGCGCTTCGACGAAGGCCCGCCGGTGGTCGACGGTTTCGATGTCGTGAAGCCGTCGTTCAACTTCACCGCGCTGTACGACGGCACGAACCCGGTGAAGATCGAATACATGTCCACGGACATCACTGTGTGAGGTGACCCCCGTGGTCTCCGACATCCGCATCACCAACACCGGCAGCCTGATCGAGCTGCAACGCCGCTTGCGGGCTGCCGGTCACGAGAACATCCGCGCCTCGATGCAGCGCCGCCTGCGGCACGCCGCCGAACCCCTGCGGGACGACCTCCAGTCCGCAATCCGCGGGCTGGACATCAGCTCGCAGGGGCGCCGCGGCAGGCCGGGCGGACCGTCCCCGACGACCCGCCCCCTGCGCGCGACAATCGCCGACGCGATCCGCATCAGTGTCCGCACGTCGGGCAACCCCGGCGCCCGCGTCTGGGTCGACAAAGGCCGCCTGCCGGCCGACCTGCTGAAGATGCCGAACGCGCTCAACACCGGCCGGATCCGGCACCCCGTATACGGCAACCGGCGCCGCTGGGTGCAGCAGAACGCCACCCCCCTGTGGTGGGACTCCACCGTGCGCAAGGGCCGCCCCCGCATGGAGCGCGAAGCCGCCCGTGTCCTAGACGACGTGCGCCGTCGTCTTGAGTAACCAGGAGCAACAAGTGATCGTTTCGTACCGTCAGGAAGACGGCACCGTCGAGGAAGTCTCCACCGACGCCCTGTCCGCGATCGAGTCGTCCGTCATCGAGTCCGCCACCGGCATGGACTGGGACGACGTCGACACCGCCCTGCGCCAGCAGGCACCGACCGCGATGCGCGCCGTCCTGTGGGCGTTCCGCAAGCGGCAGCAGCCCACGCTGCGCTTCTCCGACTTCGACCTGCCCGGCTGGAAGCGTCGCACCAAGGCCCGGCTGGAGTACGCCGAGATCCTCGACATGGTCGAGGCGCTGCTGAAGAACCCGGAGTCCACGGACGAGGTCGTCGAGACGATGTCCGGCTACATGCGGACCCTGGCCCACGACTCGGACGACGTGGACAAGGCGTTCAGCGAGATGGCCCCAAAAGACCAGGGCAGCGCCGTACCCCCGGCCGCGGAAACGCCGGCCCTTCCGGACGCCGCATCGGAGACCTCCTCGACGAGTACTGGCCACTGATCGCCCACCTCCTGCACATCGGCCCCGCCGAGCTCGAAGCGCTGCCGCGTGCCCGCTTCCTCCAGGCCGTGGCCTGGGTCGACCGACACGTGGCTGCGCAGGCCCAAGCAGCCGGAGGTGAGTGATGGCCAGTACGACCCTGACGTTCACGCTGGAAGGCCGGGACCGGCTCTCCAAGGTGCTCGACAAGGTGGGCGACTCCGCGAAGGGGCTGGAGAAGAAGCTCGTCATGGCCGGGGCAGCAATCCCGGCCGCGGCCGCCCTGGCACCGCTCGCCGCGCAGGCCGGCGCGGCTGCGGTGGCGGTGGCCGCATTCGGTGCGGCAGTCGTGCCGCAGATCGGCGCCCTGTCCGACGCGAGCCAGGCCCAGAAAAAGTACGAGGACGCGGTCGCCAAGTCGGGCGCCACGTCCGAGACGGCGATCACCGCGCAACTGGCGTTCCAGGAACAGATCGCGAAGATGCCGTCCGCGACCCGGCAGGCCGCCGCCGGGCTGACGACGCTCAAGAAGGAGTACCAGTCCTGGTCGGACGGTCTGGCCAAGGACACCATGCCCGTCTTCACCAAGGGCCTGGCGATCGCCTCGGCGGCGTTGCCGAAGTTCACCCCGCTCGTGAAGGGTGCGTCCGTCCAGCTCGACCGCCTCATGACGCTCGCCGGCGGCGCACTGGCCACCCCCGGCATCGACCAGCTGATGGGCAAGTTCTCGACGTTCGCCACAACCAGCCTGCGCCAGGCCGTCGACGGCATCGTCCACTTCACCCGCAGCCTCAACACGGGGAAGATCGGCGGCTCCCTTTCCCAGTTCATGGACTACGCACGCCAGCAGGGCCCGCTGCTCGCCGAGACGCTGAAGAACGTAGCGACGGCTGCGGTGCACCTGCTGACGGCCGCCTCTGGCGTGGGTGTGAGTGTCCTGCAGCTGGCCAACGCCGCGGCCACGCTGGTGGCTTCTCTGCCGCCCGGTTTCATCACCGTGCTCATGCAGACCGCGATCGCGATCCGCGCCGTCAAACTGGCAGGCTCGGGGATCCAGTTGCTGGCGGGCGGCTTCTCGACGGTCGCCTCAAGCATCACCACCATGAGGACCGCCGCGGCCGGCGCGGCCGGGCGCGTGGCGGGGATGCGGTCCGCGCTCGGCTCGCTGTCCACCGGAGCCAAGCTGAACGTGGCAGCCGTCGGCATCGGCCTGCTTGCGGTGGCCTTCGTCAATCTGTCGAAGATCGGCAAGCAGGCGCCGCCGAACGTCGACAAGCTGACGACGTCGCTGGGCAACCTGGCCCGCACGGGCAAGACGTCAGGCGAGGCCGCGCGTGTCTTCGGCAGCAACCTCAAGGGGCTGTACGACGGCATTCGGAACATCACCGACGCGAGTACCACCGACAAGATCCAACAGGGTCTGGTCAAGGTCTTCTCGCTGGGGATGGCGGACTCCACGCCCAACACCGAGGCAAAGCAGAAGATCGACGCGATCGACAAGTCCCTCGCCAGCCTGGTGCAGGGCGGCAAGGCCGACGTGGCGGCGGAAGCACTGAAGCGTCTTGCAGCGTCCTACGCCAAGGGCGGCCACGACGCCGGCGACTTCACGAACAGGCTCGACAAGTACAAGTCGGCCTTGGCCGACCAGAAGTTCGAGCAGGACCTGGCGGCCCAGAGCATGGGCCTGTTCGGCGCGCAGGCGCAGAAGACGCAGGCTGCGCTCGCCGAACAGAAGCAGTCCGCCGACGGGCTGCGACAGTCGATCCAGGCCCTCAACGACGCAAACCGCGCCGGCCTCGGCGGGATGATCGGCTTCGAGGGCGCCATCGACGCCGCATCGAAAGCCGCGCGCGACAACGCGGGCGCCCTGTCGATGTCACACGGGCAGCTGAACCTCAACTCGGAGAAGGCCCGCAACGCCGCGTCCGCGCTGCAGGACTTGGCGTCGAAGACGGACGAGGCTGCCGCGAGCGCCCGGGAGTCCGGATCGTCGTGGACCACCGTCAACGGGATCTACGAGCGTGGCCGGGCCGCGCTCATCAAGAGCGCTGACGCCATGGGCCTGACCAAGGCGCAGGCCGTGCAGCTTGCGAACCAGATCCTGAAGACGCCGAACAAGACGGCCCTGCTGAAAGGTGACCTGTCCGACCTGCGGGCCAAGCTCAAGGACGCCGAGGGCAAGTTGGCCTCGGTGCCCGACTCCCGCAAGGCAAAGCTCCTGGCCGACATCTCCGACCTGAGGTCGAAGATTGACGCAGCTCGGCGCTACCTCTACGGCCTGGACGGCACCACCGCCACCACCTACGTCCGCACGATCCGGTCCGAGTCCAACACGATCGGGCGCCCGGCCAAGGGCGAGGGCGGCGTCTCGAAGTACGCGAGCGGCGGCACGCCGAAGGCGGGCGAGGTCGCGTGGGTCGGTGAAGAGGGCCCGGAGCTCGTAACGTTCGGGAGCGCGGCGCGCGTCTTCGATCACCGCACGTCGATGGCTATGGCGGGCAACACGGTGAGCGCTGGTAACGCTGCGGCGCAGGGCCTGGCTGTGGGTCTCGGCTCGACGTCCGGCGTTCACGCTGCGGCGCGCACGCTCGCCGCCGCTGTGGAGGCGGGGGTGCGCGAGGAACTGCAGATCGCGTCTCCCTCGAAGAAAATGAAGGCGCTGGCCGCGGACATCGGCAAGGGCCTGATCGTCGGTCTCACCGGATCCCAGGCCAAGATCAAGTCCGTAGCTGCGGATCTCGCGAAGGACATCCGCACCGCGTTCAGCGGGAAGAAGGAATCCCACCTCGTCGCCTACGTCAACAAGCAGACGGGCAAGCTGCTCGCTGCGGCGAAGAAGCGGGACGCCATCGCGGCGAAGATCGCCGAGGCGAAGAAGTACGCGTCGGACGTGACCACCGCGGCCCGCGAGAGCGCCGGCCTGTCCAACCTCGGCATGGAGCCCGAGCAGGTCACGGCTGGCGGTATCAAGGCCGGGCTCGCCAGCAAGTTGGCGCAGCTCAAGCAGTTCACGAAGTACGTCGACCAGCTGGCAAAGCGCGGCCTGAACAAGAGCCTGCTGCGGCAGATCCTCAACATGGGCCCCGAGGCCGGTTACGCCTACGCCAGCGCCCTCGCCGGGGCGGACAAGAACACGTTCAAGTCCATCAACTCCCTGCAGGGGCAGCTGGACAAGTCCACGACGACGCTCGGCCAGGTCGGCGCGGACCGCCTGTACGACGCCGGGAAGAACGCGGGCAAGGGGTTCCTGAAGGGGCTGGAGGGCCAGCAGAAGGACATCGAGAAGCTGATGATGTCCATCGCCAAGGGCATGCAGAAGTCCATCAAGAAGGCCCTCGGCATCAAGTCTCCGTCCACGGTCATGGCCCAGCTCGGCGCGTTTTCCACGCAGGGCCTGGCGCGCGGCCTGGTCGACGGGGTGCCCGTCCTCGACCGCGCCCTCGATGTGGTGACCGGCCGTGTGGCCGGCGCGCGCCCTGTCCTCGGCCGCCCCGCAGGCAGGGGAAGCGGAGGAGGCGTCGTCATCAACCTCAACGTCGAGGTACGGCCCGGCGCCGACGCCCAGGCGGTGTGGCGGGAGGTCCGGCAAGGCCTGCTCTCCCTCAAGCGCGACCTCGGCGGCGGCAGCCTCGGCCTGGCCTGAAAGGGGCATCGTGACACGTCCGATCGTCGAGATCGCCTTCGGCTACAGCCTGACCTCCGCATCCCCGGTGCGCACGGACATCACCCAGTACGTCGACCTCGCCGAGTCGGGGATCTCCACCAGCCGGGGCGCTCAGGACGAGCTGTCCGAGACCCAGCCCGGCACAGCCACCCTGACCCTGGACAACAGCGACGGGCGGTTCACAGCCGCCCGGACGACGTCGGCGTACTACCCGAGCGTCAAGAAGAACGTGCCCATCTGGGTCTCCATCGCCACCATGGACGTGGCCACCGGGGCCGCGCCCTGGCCGATCGCCCAGCTCAGCGACGACTTCGACGACGGCCGCATCAATGCGGCGCTGTGGACGACGGCCGGCGGGGCGACCGAGACCAACGGCCGCATGCGTCTGCCGGTCACCCCCGGCGTCACCTCCCGCTACACCAGCAACCGCGCGTGGACCCTGCCCGGGTCCAAGCTCACCGCCAAGCTGTGCACGATCCCCGCGGCAGGTGGCTCGTCCTCCGCGTCGCTGAGCATGTACGTCTACTCGCAGACCAGCGGGACCCGCTTCCGCTGGCAGTACAACGCGCTCACCGGCCAGCTCCTCGCGTTGAACGAGGTGGCGTCGTCGGATGCGTCGCCCACCAGCCTCACCTACAGCCCGGTCGACCACGCGTGGCTGCGCATCCGCGAGGCCTCCGGCACGGTCTACTTCGAGACCAGCCCCGACGGCTTCGGCTGGACGGTACGCCGCTCGCTGGCCACTCCCGTGTGGGTGGCCAGTGACCAGGTGCAGGCCGAGTTCGCCGCGTTCCGTTCCGGAGGCGTCGCCGACTTCGCCGAGTGGGATCTGGTCGGCGCCGAAGTCTGGCCCCGCTTCTACGGCATGGTCAACGAGTGGCCCCTCGAATGGGAGGGCCTCAACTCGAAGGTCACCATCCCCTGCACAGACGCGATCAAGTGGACCGGGATCAACAAGGAGCTGCGGCCCATGCTGGTCGAGGAGATCCTCCTCGACCGGCCCACCGCCTACTACCCGCTGTCCGAGCCGGCCGACTCCACCACGGCCGGAGACCTGTCGGGAACATCGGGCGTCGGCACGCTGTCCATCGTCCAGGCGGGCAGCGGCGGCACGCTCATCTTCGACTCGGGCACCGGACCGTCGGACGATCTGGGCTGCCCCACCTTCACCCCGGCCTCGATCAGCGCGGGCAAGTACCTGACCGCCGACCTGGGACAGGGCTTCGTCGACGCCAACCTGAACTTCCGGGTGCGCGCGGAGGCCTGGTTCACGACGTCGACCAACGGCCGCGTGCTGATGGCGCTGGCGTCGGCGGACCTGGGCACCAAGATGGTCGTCCTGCTGGAGTCGGGCACCGGGAAACTGGTGGTGGAGAAGGACCAGAACGCGGCGGGCACCCAGACCTATACGTTCGCCACCCCGAATCTGGCCGACGGCGCGCTGCACCACTTCGTCTACAACGAGTTCGCGAACGAGCTGTACGTCGACGGCGTGCTGTACACGCTGTCCGCCTTCAACGGCACCGATCTGCGGACCCTGACGGTGGGCGGCTTCGCGAACACGAGGCTGTGGGCGGGCACGATCGCCCAGGTCGCCGTCTACTGCCGGTCGGTCACCTCCGCCGAGCTCGTCACTCACTACACGACCGGTACGACCGAGCACATCGGCGAGGCCGCGGACGTACGCATGGCGCGCCTCGCCTCCTACGTCGGGCTCACCGTGACCGCCCAGGGGTCGCCGTTCGACGCCATGGCCTCACAGAAGGCCCTCGGCCAGGAGGCGCTGACGCACATGCGCCAGATCGAGACCACCGAGAGCGGGAAGCTGCTGGCCTCGCGGTCCGATCCGTCGCTCGTCTTCCAGAGCCGCGGCCTGCGCTACAACCCGGTGCCAGCGATCTCGCTGGAGTATGCGGACCTGGAGACCAACGGCGTGAAGTACGCCGACGACGACCAAAAAATGATCAACATTGTGGAGGCCTCGCGGCAGGGAGGCGCCACCCAGCGCATCATCAATCAGG